ACGCAGGGTTGCAGATAGACATTGATGCTGCTGCTGACGTAGTAGAACTCAAGAGCCTTGTGGGAGTGATGACATGACCGGAACTCTAAAGACAACGCTTATCCAGAACCCGTCATCGGCTGATGTTAATATCACGCTAGGAGCGTCTGGTGAGGTCACCCTTGCCAAGAGTCCTGTGTTGAATGGCTCTACGTCTGGAACACTCACGATTGCCGCTCCTGCTGTAGCTGGAACCAACACACTCACACTTCCTGCTGTGACTGACACGCTTGTAGGTCTAGCCGCTACTCAGACGCTTACTGGCAAGACATTAACTAGCCCGACAATTACTGGTGCGGTTGTCTCTTCAATGGGTAGCAGCGTACTTACATCTGGAACAGCAAAAGCATCTACCTCTGGCACTAGCATCGACTTCACTAGCATACCGTCGTGGGTGAAGCGTATTACGGTAATGTTCAATGGCGTGTCTACGAGTGCTACGTCAAATATGCAACTTCAAGTTGGATCAGGATCGTTTTTAACAAGTGGTTATAATAGCACGGCGAGTGTTGGAGCAGGGGCTGTCAACGCATCAACTGGATTTATTATGACACAAACAGTTACTGCCGCAACAAGTCAATCAGGAATTGTAACATTAGTCACATTAGGGTCAAACATCTGGGTTGGGACTGGGGTGTTAGCTTTTAGTAATGCTTCTTCTGGAAACATATCTGGCGGAACTGTTACGCTAGGTGGAACTCTTGATCGTCTTAGAATCACAACAGTCAACGGCACAGATACCTTCGACGCTGGTTCAATCAACATTATGTACGAGTGATCTGATGGAAGCTGACGAAGCCAAACTTGCCATCGACACAGCTATCGGCACAGGCGCGATAACGATGCCTATGTGGATCAGTGTGCTTGAGGGGTGGCTTGGGTTTGGTATTCTTGTCGGCGGCTTTGTCCTTGTAATTCTCCGTATTGCTCTTGCAATTAGAGACTGGAACAGAGCATAAATGGATCCTTTTACGCTCATCGCAGGTGCGACAGCCATCTACAATGGGATTAAAGGGGCCGTTGATTCAGGCCATGAAATGCTGGACGTTGCCGAGAAAGTTGGCAGTCTGTTCGGTCGCATTGCTCAGATCACTCAGCTAACCAGTGCTAAAAAGAAAAAGAAACTGTTTCAGTCTCAGGCAGAGTATGAGGCCGAGGCGATTAAACTTTACACTCTAAAGCAAAAAGCCCAGCAATTACAATTAGATACACGCAATCTATTCATTTCTGCATACGGTGTAGCAGCGTGGTCGTCCATACAAAAAGAGATAATCGAAATGAGGAAAGAGGCACAGCGTCAAGCAGCAGCTGCACAGCGTGAGGCTGAAGAGAACCGCAAAGACATGATCATGGGTGCTTGGTTAATTGGTGCGGTTATCCTGTTCTCTGTCTGCGTTGGCATCGGCATGGTATTGTTTGCTCACAAATGAAGTACCTGATCATAGCCATGATGATTGTCTTGACTGGGTGCGAAGACCGCTACCGATACCCGTGCCAAGATCCTGCCAACTGGGACGCACCTGAATGCAATCCTCCTATTTGCACCGCTTCTGGAACTTGTTCAGCCGACACACTAAAAAGAAATCCATGCGGAGCCGTCGCAAGATGAGGATCAAAGAGGATGAACTTCATGCTCTCTTGCAGTTTATCATCGGGGTCAGCCTTTGCCTGACACTGACGGGTACTGTGTTCGCTGTTCTGTACAGCCTGATCTTTGTCGTGCAGCCGATTGATGGACAGGCTCCAAACGATCAGGAATTTTTTAAGCTAATCGCACCGATTGCAACATTCTTAACAGGCACTCTGTCCGGCATTATGCTCGGCAGCAAATCAGGAGGCAAAGATGGATCTACTTAAAGCATTCGGCCCGTTACTATCCTCGGTAGCCCCTAGCATTGCTACGGCTCTAGGAGGCCCACTAGCGGGTCTCGGTGTCAAAGCCCTATCCAAGGCACTGCTAGGTGCTGAAGACTTCTCAGAAGAGGCCGTAATGGATGCTATGGCTACTGCCTCTCCAGAGCAGTTGGCTGCCGTGAAAAAGATCGACGCTGATTTCAAGGTGCAGATGAAAGCCTTGGACATCGACTTAGAACGCATCGCTGTTGACGACCGTAAATCTGCCCGTGATATGCAGAAGGAAACCAGAGACTGGATACCCAGAGCCTTGGCAGTATCAGTGACCGCAGGGTTCTTTGCTATCCTGATTTATATGCTAGTCTATGGCTTGCCGACAACAGGCAATGAGGCACTGTTGTTGTTGCTCGGTGCGCTACAGACTGCATGGGGCGGCATCATTGCGTTCTACTTTGGATCGTCATCTGGCAGTCAGAAAAAAGATGCTATGATCTATAACTCAACTCCAAAGGAGTGACCCGTGGAAGATAATTTTAACGAATCACTTGCCCATGTTTTGAAGCATGAAGGCGGTTATGTTGATCACCCAAAAGACCCAGGCGGTGCAACCAATCTTGGTTGTACTAAAAAGGTTTGGGAAGAGTGGGTTGGTCATGAGGTAACTAAAGATGACATTAAAGCCCTCACAATCGCCGATGTTTCGCCGCTCTATAAAGCACGGTACTGGGACAAATGCCGTTGCGATGACCTCCCGCGAGGTGTTGATTTTGCTGTGTTCGACCTTGCTATTAATAGTGGTGTTGGTCGTGCCAGCAAGTTACTACAAAGGGCTGTCGGTGTGGCTGCTGACGGTGCTATCGGCCCAGCAACCCTAGCCGCTGTAGCCAATGTCAACCCTAGAGAGTTGGCTACCAAGGTCTGCGAGGCTCGTATGGCTTTCCTTCAAGGTTTGCCAACATGGGAGACGTTTGGTAAAGGGTGGGCGCGACGGGTCAAAGAGACCGAGAAGATTGCGTTCAACATGGCGGTGGATTAATGCCAAATAAAAAGTTGTCCAAGGACGTTGCTATGGACGCTGTGCGTCTTTGGTACAGATGCAACAAGAGTTATGTTCTTAGTAGCAAAATATCAAAGATTCCAAGGACAACTATCCAGACAAGGGTAGACATTGCCAAGGTAATGTACCCTGAAATCTTCGCGCAAATTGAACTTGAGCCGTCCGCAGAATGGACATACCCACAGCAACTAGAGATCACACTTGATAATGGCGTAGTGTTGATTGGCTCGGATGCCCATATCTGGCCCGGCCCTGAGACTGTAATGATGAAGGCATTCGTTGCTGTCAGTCGCAAGTTAAAGCCGGATGTTATTGTCCTCAATGGTGACATTCTGGATGGTGCAAAGGTCAGCCGTCACGGCTCTCTGTTGAATGCTCACGCTCCGAAACTCTCCGCTGAGATAGACGCAGCTACCAAGTGGATAGCCAAGCTACAGCCGTCAAAGCATAGGATCTGGACGATGGGTAACCATGACCAGCGTGTTGATCACTACTTAGCTAACAACGCACCTGAGCTTGATGATTATGCAGGTCGGATCTCAGACAGGTTCCCGACATGGGAGTTCTGCTGGGCGGTCAATATCAATGGTGTAGAGATCAGGCATCGTTTCCGCTCTGGCATCCATGCAGGATGGAACAATGCTCTACACTCTGGCGTGACAACCATCACTGGTCACACCCATCAGTTGCAGGTTACAGCGGTTCGCAATCGTAATGGAACCCACTGGGGCATTGAGGATGGTATGCTTGGTGATCCGTCTCACAAGTGCTTTGAGTATGGTGAGGGAACCCCAAGCAGAGCGCAGCCGGGGTTCTTAGTGTTGTCGTTCATTGACGGTGTGCTGATGCCGCCAGAGATGTGTGAGCTGATCAATGGTGAGCCAGTCTTCAGAGGTAAGCACGTCCTTTAATAGTCGTGTTCCTCATCCAAGAAATGATCCTCAGCCTTCTCGGTAGCCTCGTCAGTGATATAGTGTATTACGTGTTCCCATATCATCCTGCTCAGATCAGCACTGCGTAGTGTTCTAGCACCGTCCCATTCCAAGGTGTTGCCATCCCAAGTGATAGAGGACAGATACCAAAGCTGTTCTTCTTCCCTGTCAAAGACAACATAGGCTTTGATGTCATAGATAGTCTTGTCTATCAGTGGCAGATCAAGTTCTTCGATTTCAATAATTATATCACCCATTACGAAGTTCCTTTTTAATTTCTCTTTTGACGGCCCTGCGCTCTGCGCTCCAGAATACTTTCTTCCAGTCTTTCAGATGATCCCACCACTGCGGTGCAGATGTGAGGATGCCTTTCTTCTTTGTTGCCATCACTCTTTCTCCTCCAGTGCGTCTTGGGCAATCTTCGCAGTTTCCTTGAGCAGAAATAACAAATACCCTTCTGCTGCGGTCATGGGTTGAGGTATTCCTTCAGACCCCGCATACACTTCATAAATTTCCCGCAGTGCTTTCCGCAATCGCATTGCTCGTTCCGTGTCTTTGGCGTTATCTATGGCCAGAGACGCCATGCGGTCGCATTTCTCCCTCAACTGTTCGATCTCGTCGGCGGCTTCTTGGGAATACGCTACGAAATCCCCCCTGCTTACACCAAACTTATTCCAATCTCTCAATCGTTCAACGATATCCATCACTCTTCCCCTCTCAGATGCACACAAATGCCACAAAGATAAACCATCCCCACCCATCCGCTCCGCGCAATGCGCCAACTGCGCCACACACAAGGGCGACACAGGCCACGATATGCCGGTCAGACATCACTCTTTCTCCTTCAGTGCATTTTCAGCAATGTCGTATGCTTCCATATCTGACCCAGTGACATGACAGATTTTCTTCAACGCTTCCCTCAACTTCTCGATCTCGTCGGTCAGTATCTTATTGGCCTCACGCTCGCTGTCTAATGTCGCTTTGGCGGTATACGCTTCTTGCGCGTTTTTCCGTAAGCGATTTAACTCAGACATTTCAGCCTCATGAAGTACCCGAACAGCATTGGCTTGCACTGTTATCGCATTTCGCAACTTCTCGATCTCGTCAGCCGCTTCTTTCCACGGCCCCATGAAGTTAAGAACGCGCAGCCTATCTACAATATCTTCCATAACTCGCTCTTCGACTTCTGGGCTAGTGTACCCCATCACTCTTTCTCCTTCAGTTGAGGCCATAAGGTATGAATAACTGTTTCGTAAGCTGCATCGTATAATTGATTTTTCAACTGCCACTCCAATTCTTTCAAAACTTCCCGCAACTTGTCGCATTCATCCTTGGCGTAATCATAGTGCATCTGAAGGTCTGAGTTAGCTAACCGCAACTGTTTAATCTCTTGGATCACACGATGCCTGATCTTGTATTGTTCAGACAATACGTATCCATCATATTCTTTGAGTTCTTTAATGGCGTCCATCACCGCTCCTCATCTACTGGTTCATTGTATTTAGCCATGATCATTTCAATTTGAAGCATGATCCATTCATACGCCTTCAAACTATTCTCAAACTCTGGATGGTTGTAAATAAACTCAAGGAAATCCAGCAGTTCCTTGACCATCTTAACGGCTATTTTCTGTTTGAATTTTAACAGTTCAATCTCGGCATTTTTTTCTCTAAATTCACTGTTAACAATTCTAAACATCTCATTGCCTGTGAAAATTTTTTTCGTCTCAAATTCGTTGTACATCACTCTTTTTCCTTCAGTGCATTTTCAGCAATATCGTATGCTTCCATGTCTGACCCAGTGACATGGCAAATTTTCTTCAACGCTTTCCTCAACCGCTCGATCTCGTCGGCCCCGTCAAATGCGTTGCGACATTCTTCCTCGGCCCCGCATGGGCTTGATTCAAAATTACAGGTGCAATTTTTCCGCAGTCTTTCAACGATATCCATCACTCTTCCTCCCCCAAAACAATATTAAGTGCAGCACGCGCTTTATCGCCACAATCTTCTTCAATGATTGCATCTACTGCGGGAGCATCAATCCCCCACTCTGCGTAAAATGCCAACGCTTCCCGCAACCGCTCGATCTCTTCGTCTTTTGCTTTAATAAAATCTCGTAAGTTTTCTGCGTCATACCAGTCTAGGAAAAGTAGACCTTTTCGACTGACGCAAGACGTTAATTCTTTAATCCATTTGTCCGGCATTTTTTCAACGATATCCATCACTCTTTCTCCTTTTGTTGAAGGGCTTTAATTTGATTAACCAGTTCAACACCTTCTGGGAACGTAACCCAATATTCATCAAGACCATCGAGCGCAGATATTAACATTCCCCGCAACCGCTCAATCTCGTTGGCGGCTTCTTCGGCAAGGTAATTATCTACGCATTTCAATTCTTCAACGATATCCATCACTCTTTCTCCAATGCGTCTTGTGCGATTTTCTGTGCTTCCGAAATAGGCAGGGTACCAAAATCAGGGTCTATTTCTATACTGGCAATGCTGTATAATACTTGCTTCAACCGATTGATCTCTTTTACAAACACGTCCATCAATTCAAATGCTAGTTTCTTATCTTCCCGTAGCTTGATGATTTCATCTGCTGCCTCGGCACACCACTCACCTTCCTGACTCCAACTGATATCAACAGTTCGCAATCGGTCTACAATGTCAGTCACTTTAATAACTCCCTTATTCTGTCGTGTATCGTCATCATTACTTCGTTGTCTTCGGCATTAGCTTCTTCAAGATCCAATGCGTTATTAATCTTCACACGCAAGTCATCCATGCGTAGCCGCTCGGCAGCCAACTTGTTCTGCATATCCATGTAGGCCGTCTTCCATTGATCTATAATTGTCTGTTGTTTCATGTGAATCACCAATGCGTTTGTGGCTATCCCGACTGCCGTGCCAATAACTAGCAGGGCAACCGGGCCTAGTACCGTGATGGGGTCGATCATTTCTTCATAGACTGCTTCACTGAAGCAGCAATCTGGTCATC